AGATGCGGGTTTCAGAGTATGTGCTAGAGCAAAACAACCACCTATAATAGACAGCGTTAACTGTGTTAACAGCCTATTAAAGGATGCTAATGGTGTTAGTAGACTGTTCTTTAATAAGGACTGTACTAGAACTATAGCCAGTATGGAACAGACAGCATGGAAAGTAGGACAATCTACTGGAATGGACAATGCTACTATAGACAAGACTAAGAACACTGAACACTTCTCAGATGGTATCCGATACATTTGTGAGTACTTATATCCTATCGGTAAAAAGAAACCCGCTATTATCCGTGATAGATCGTGGAGTTTTTAAGGGCCCTATTGTAAGATTGGGCTAACAAGTAAGTAGTTATTATTAACATGCTAATCAAATAATCAAACGATGTTTGGTAGCCCTATAATGTTATATAAATAGCCCCTTATTTGTGTTTACAGCTATAGGTCTGGGTATCCAAATACCCAACTGACAGCCAAAAATTTTTTAGAATTACTACAAACTACACCCAAGCCTAAAGCCAAAAGCCCCATACTAAACGGGCTTTGACTGGAGTCTTACAGCATTACGCTGTGGGCCATGGGCCTAGGGGGGTGGGGGGTAGGTCTTTATCTGCGGTATGTATACTAATAGTTGTTGAGGCTGTAGGCTTTGGGGGTGCAACCCCTTTTTAAAATTTTCAGGCTTGGCCAAACACACATAGTTGTAAACAAAAATTAACTTGATCTGGTATTACGCCAATCAAAACTTTATTCAACCTGAGTAAGTCCGTGATCTGCTCTACTAATGTTTAGGAAACACACACAATGTCAATTAAATACACAAATTCAAGCGTAGTTAAAACTACCGAACAGAAAAAAGGGCCTGGATACCCTAATGATGAGTATCTAAGCCAAGTAAACGAATGGAAAAGAAACAGAGCCGTCATCCAAGGGCCATCTTATACAAAAGATTTCGATACAGTACCAAGTTCAGATAACTTATTACTGCCTTTTAACCCTACAATGACCCAATCTCAATACGACTTCTACAAAGCCGAAGCCGAAGTCCCAGGCGTTACATCAGAATTTTCAAAAATGATTATAGGTGGTCTATTAAGAAAACAACCCCTATTAGAAATTAACAATGCCCCTGAGGGTGCTAAACAATGGATATTAGACGATATCGGTGGTGATAAGTCTAACTTATTATCATTTTTAGGTACTGCTTTATGGGAAGAATTACAAACATCAAGAGCCTGGATCCAAATAGATTATCCTACTGTTGATTTAGACAGCCTAAGCCCTGAGGAGAGACGTGAGGTTAAGCCTTACCCAGTGCTACACACAGCTGAGAATATTATTAACTGGTCAACATCAACTGACATTAAAGGTCAAGTTAAGTTAGATCAACTTATAACAAGATATTTTACTTTAGATTACGATCCTAACTCACCTTATCATCCAAAATATGTGGATAGTGTACAAGTACACAAATTAGATGAGAATGGATTATATATTATTGAGAACTTTGTTAGAAACACGTCAGATACACCAAGCTTTATTGATGGTGCTATTGATTATCAGTTTGATCAATTAACTGACGAGTGGATTAGTACAGGTCTTAATGATAACTTATTTAAGAATGGTGAGAGAATGAATTTTATTCCCTTTTACCCATTAAATGGATCTGTTGATACTGTAGATCCGATGATGACTCCTATTGTGAATAGAGAAATAGCGTTATACAATAAAATAAGTAGACGAAACCACTTATTATATTTATCTGCTACCTATACACCAGTAGTTAAGTCTGATTCATTAACAGAAGCTGAAAAGAACGATCTTGTTAAACAAGGTCTTGGTACTTGGATGTTTGTTAATAAGGATGACACAGTTGAGACATTACAAACGCCTACAGACGCTTTAAAAGATATGGAATCTGCTATTAAGAATGGATATGACGAATTAACTAGAATTGGTGTTAAGATGTTAAGCCTAGAGCCGAACAACTCCGATCAATCTGGTGTAGCCCTATCGTTACGTAACGCATCTCAAAATGCAGCACTTGCTACATTAAATGCTAAAGTATCTGAGGCTATGAAAAAGATCATTAAACATTTAGTTAACTGGAGATATGATATTGATGTCAAAGAGGCTGATATTAGATTTAATTTATCTAGTGATTTCAATCCTGCACCTCGTGGGGCTGATTGGATGAGACTAATTACTGAATGGTATTCTGGGGGTTTAATTCCTAGATCTGCTTTCATTGAATTAGCTAAGAACAATGATGCTTTACCTACTGATTATGATGATGTTGGTGGTAAAGATGAGATATCACAAGATGATCGTATTATATCGCCAAGAGAACAATATGAATCTGAACTTAAATCATTAGAGTCCTCAAGTAAACAAGATGAAGATGAGGATGACGATGAAAAACTTAACTAAGTATATAATTTTTGGGGCCCTGATAATTTATCTGGGCTCCATAACCGCATTAGCAAAAGAAAAAATTAAACAAGATAATATTAAAATTTTAAAAACACAATAAAGGATTATAAAAATGATAAACAAGGACAGAGATGAATTGTTAACCGATTTTGGTAAAACAACACTTAAAGATAGGTATTTATTACCCGAAGAGGATAGTCCTCAAGAAGCTTTTATTAGAGCAGCTAAAGCCTTTTCTGACAATGATGAGATGGCTCAAAGAATTTACGATTACGCAAGTAAACAATGGTTTATGTTTAGTACTCCAATATTATCTAATGGCGGAACTAAAAGAGGAATGCCAATTAGTTGTTTTCTTAATTATGTAGGTGATAGCCGAGAGGGGATTACTGGACACTACACTGAGAATGCATGGCTAACGTCTATAGGCGGTGGTATTGGTGGTTATTGGGGTGATATTAGATCTGATGGTACAAACACAAGTGGTGGATCTCAATCTTCTGGTTCAATACCTTTTTTACATGTTGTTGATAGTGAAATTATGGCCTTTAGCCAAGGTAAGACAAGACGTGGTAGTTATGCTGCCTATATGGATGTTAGTCATCCTGAGATCTTAGAATTTTTAGATATAAGAAAACCAAGTGGTGGGGATATACATAGAAAATGTTTAAATCTACATCATGGGATTAATATATCAAATGATTTTATGGAATTAGTTGAGAGATGTATATCTGAGCCTACTTATGACGATACATGGAACTTAATTGATCCACATACAAAAGAAACTATAAGAACTGTATCTGCAAGAGATTTGTGGCAAAAGATATTAGAAAATCGAGTAGCTACTGGTGAGCCGTATGTATGTTTTATTGATCATATCAATGATGCATTGCCTGAAACACAAAAAGCCCTAGGCCTAAAAGTTAATCATAGTAATTTATGTACTGAGATAACTTTACCTACAGCCGAGGATAGAACAGCCGTGTGTTGTTTATCGTCTGTTAATTTAGAAACTTATGATGAGTGGAAAAATGATAAATTGTTTATAGGTGATCTGGTAAGATTTTTAGATAACGTATTAACGTCATTTATTGAGAATGCACCTGACAGTGTATTTAGAGCTAAGTTTTCTGCAACACAAGAGAGATCTATTGGTCTTGGTGCTATGGGTTTTCATGCTTATTTACAAAAGTGTGGAATACCATTTGAATCAGCATTAGCTAAAGCTAAGAATTTAAATATATTTAAACATATTAAAACTGAGGCTGTGGCTGAATCTAAAAGGTTAGCTGTAAAACGTGGTGAAGCCCCTGATATGGAAGGTACTGGAATGCGTAATGCTCATTTATTAGCAATTGCACCCAATGCCTCAAGTTCTATTATCTGTGGTACTACATCACCATCTATTGAGCCTTATAGAGCAAATGCTTATGTACAAAAGACTATGAGTGGATCGTTCTTAGTTAAGAACAAACATTTAGAAAAACTATTAGAAACAAAAGGAATAAATAATGATAAAACGTGGACTTCAATACTTGCTAACCGTGGTTCGGTACTGCATATCAAAGATTTGTCAGATTACGAAAAAGATATATACAAAACTTCGATTGAAATAAACCAACAATGGGTGATTGAACATGCCTCAGATAGACAACCGTTTATTTGTCAAGGTCAATCATTAAATGTTTTTGTACCTGCTGATGTTAATATTAAAGAATTACATGATATTCATATGTTAGCATGGAAACGAAAACTAAAGACATTATACTATTGTAGAAGTGAGGCTATTAAAAGGGCTGAACTTGTATCATTAAAAGTTGAACGAACAATAATACCTGAAGCTGATTGCTTGGCTTGTGAGGGTTAATTAAAAAAAGGAAATAAAGAATATGAGTCTATTTAAGTCACGAACACATTATAAACCATTTGATTATGAATGGGCGTTTGAAGCTTACGATACGATGCAAAAAATGCATTGGTTACCAAGTGAAGTACCATTGCATGAAGACATTAGAGATTGGAATGAAAGATTAACTGATGAGGAAAAGAGTCTTATTAGTAGTATTCTTAAATTCTTTACTCAAGGTGATGTTGATATTGCTCAAGCTTACTTAGATAGATATATTCCTAAGTTTAAACCACCTGAAGTTAGAATGATGTTAAGTTCATTTGCTAATTCTGAGGCTAATCATGCTCATAGTTACTCATTACTTAATGACACTATAGGTGAAACACAATTAACTGATTATAAGGCATTTCAAGAGTATAAAGAGATGTCTGATAAACATGCTTACTTATTTAAATCTAAAGGTACTGGAACAGAGGGTCTTATAAGAGATATCGCTTGTTTTAGTGCTTTTGGTGAGGGTTTACAATTATTTGCATCGTTCGTTATGCTACTGAACTTTCAGAGGTTCGGCCGTATGAAGGGAATGTGCCAAATTGTAACTTGGTCTATAAGAGATGAGACTCATCATGTTGAGGGTATGATTAAATTATTCCATCAATTGATAAAAGAGAATCCTGACGTATGGACAGAAAAGTTTAAAGCTGAGATATATCAAACAGCTAGAGATATGGTTGAACTTGAAGATAAGTTTATAGATCTAGCATTTGCTAAAGGTGGTATTAGAGGTTTAAAATCAGAAGATGTTAAACAATACATAAGATATATTGCTGACAGAAGATTGTTACAACTATCATTAAAACCAAATTACAAAGTTAAAGAGAATCCTTTAAGTTGGCTTGATTGGGTTATTAATGGTGTTGAACATGCTAACTTCTTTGAAAGTAGAGCAACCGAATATAATAAAGGTACTTTAACTGGAAGTTTGTGGGGTTAGTATGGAATTCATGTTAATATTATATGTCTGTGCAAGTACATCAACTATGTGCTCACCCGCTATGGAGTCTGAGGTGAGATATAAAGATCTATATGATTGTTTAAAAGATGGTTATAAAAAATCTATTGTTCAAATGGAAAAGGTAGGTAGAGATAACACTAATAATTTAGGTATATCTGTTAAGTTTGAATGTAAAAAGGATAAAAGCGAGGAGGCTTAATGGCAAAGTATCAAGGTCGAACTGTAAAGCTTAATAAACCAATGCAAGGTGATGTTAAAAAGTTTAAGGTGTTTGTAAAGAATGCAAACGGTAATGTAGTAAAAGTTAACTTTGGTCAAAAGGGTGTTAAGATTAGAAAATCTAATCCTAAAGCCCGTGCTAGTTTTAGAGCAAGACATAAGTGTGCTACACCAGGGCCTAAAACAAAAGCGAGATATTGGTCTTGCAGAAAGTGGTAATTTATTATGGCTTATAAAAAGAAAAAATATAAAGGTAAGGCTTGTTGGAAGGGTTACCGTAGAGGTAAAGGTAACAGCTGTATCAAAATGAAAAGAGGATAAGGAGATGGTAAGATGTTGTTGCGAGGTAAGAAAAGTAAGAAGAACGAGGATGAATATAAGACGAAAAAGAAAAAGTCTAAGAAGAAAGTAAAATATAAAAGGAAATAAAAATGATTGAAGATAAAGTAATTACAATAAACGATAAAGAATATAAAGAGAGTGAACTATCACCTACCGTTAAACATAATTTAGCAATATTAGGTGATTGTAATAATAAAAAGATACTAGCTAGTTTAGATGTTGCTAAAAACGATATCTTAATTGCTGAATATTCTAAAAGAATTAACGATGAGTTAGATCAACTCAAAGATAAAAAGTAAAAGGAATAAATGAGTATAAACGATGATATATTATCTAGAGAGCTGAAAAACCGTGCTCTTTTAAGTCTTTACGAAAAGAAACTAGATACCGATTTAACAAAAGTCATGTCATCCCATAAAAAACGATTAGTTAACTCTGCTTTAAAGAATGGTAATAAAAGTGTAAACGCTTTAAACCGTGCTTTAACTTTAGAGACTAGAAAAACTTATCGTAAGATATACAGAAATGGAATTTCAGAATTAAAAGCTTTGGCTAATACTAGTTCTAAGTTCCATAACAATACTTTAAAACAAAGCTTAGGTAAAGTTTATAGAAGTAAAGTGTATACTGGGTTGAAAGTTAATGATTTAATTATTAATTCAGCAGGAACATATTCTCAACAAATTGCATCTATCAGTTTAACACAACAGAGAAGAATTAAGGATGTTGTGAAAAAAGGTATGATAGAAAACTTAGCTGTTAATAAGATTGCTAAGAATGTAGGTAATTCAATTGATTTACCCACTGCTCAATTAAAAACTTTATCTAGAACTGCTATAACTGAAACATCAAGTAATATATCTAATGCAACTTACAAGTTGAATGAAGATGTTATTGATGGTTATCAGTATGTAGCAACTTTAGACTCAAGAACTTCTTTAATTTGTGGAAGATTAGACGGTAAGGTTTTCAGATTAGATGATAATAGAGGTGTTAGACCGCCACAACATTTTAACTGTAGATCTACAACTGTTCCTATTGTTAAATCTTATGAGGATATAAGAAACACAAAAAGTTCTAGAATTAGTAAAAGAAGATTACAAAGAATTTCTGGTAGTAAGAGAGCATCTTTTAATGGTCAAGTTCCTAGTAAAACTAACTTTGAACAATTTTTAGCTACTCAAGATGATGATTTTAAATTAGCTATATTAGGTAATAAACGTAGAGTTGAAATATTTAATACTGGTAAATTAAAGTTTACACAATTTAGTACAAAAGATGGTCAATTAGTATCAGTAGGTAGATTAGAAGAATTACTTAATGGTGTTAAAGTCAAACCTGTTGTTAGAACACCTACAAGAGCATCTACTAAAACTAAAGTTGTTAGTAGTGATCAACCTTTATTTGGTGAGACTAATAAAAGAGAATTAAGAATGCTAGAGATGGCTTTTGGTACTACAGAAGATACTTATACAAAGCTTATACAATCTATACCCGCACCAGGACAGGTATTGTTCTCAGGCGGTGCTAAGTATAACCGTAAAAAGGGTAAATACATAAGAGGTTTACCAAGAACAGAAGAGAACATTGAGTGGTTTGATTCAGTAAACTTTGGTTCTAAAGGTGGTTACTCAGATTTAAACATACAATTAACTGCTGCTCATGAATATGCTCATAGAATTGATTATAGAGTTTTAGAAAACTTAATAAAAGATGATGAGAAATTTAAAAAACTTATTAAAGGTTTTTCTACTGATAAATTTGTTAGATCACAAAAAAGTCAGTTAGGTGTACCTAATGCAATACAAGTAAAACTTAAAAGCTTAGATGGTTATGATAATAATGTATTTCAACCATCAACATTTTCAGAGATTGCTGTAGATGAGATAGCTAAAGATTATAATGCTTTAAGATTAGATGTTGGTACAAGAAGAGCTAGTACTCTTAATGCTAGTAGAAAGGCTCAAAGAGGTTTAAAGGATGCTGTTAAGAATCCTACTGATAGAGCTGAGGTTAGTAAATACTATGCTGACTTAACTAAAAAAGAGAAAAGTCTACCAGGTATAAGTGATGATGATCTTTACTATTATTTACAAGAGAATAGAAAAGAGAATTCTATATTTGCACCACCAACGGCTGAAGATCTTTATATATTTAAAAAGAAAATAAATGATAGAATGATGGTAAATACTCCAGGTCAAAAAGGTTATGATCTTGATTTTAATTTAACATTTAATGATTATACAGGTGCTATTTCTAGAAATGAAATAGGATATGGTCATGATTTATCATACTATTTAGATCGTAAAAAACTTGGTTATCTTGATGATGGGACTCCGCTTTCGGATACTATGGTTAAGGAATCTTATGCTGAGTATGTTGCAACAATGAAACACCCTGATATCAAGATTAGAAAAGTTGAGATTGCATTAATGAAACATTATGCACCGAATACAACTAAGGCTTATGATACAATAATGGAAAGGTTAGGTGAGATATATGATTAATAAAAACAGTCCTTTTATACTGAATGAATATATCACTGAAAGTGAAAGACTTATTAAAAGTTATTTGAAAATAAATAAATTAGAAAAATTTCATTTTGATAGGTTTCATATAAGTCGTTCTTTACAATTTATAAAACGGTTAGTTGAAATATTAACTAACTGCGTTAATGAAAAAAGAGAAATGACTAAAAAGGAAAGAGAAGAATTTTACCCCGTTGATGAAGATATGGATGTGGTAGATATATAAAAAGAATTTATATTTGTTTATAAGTATAGATTCATTAATAAATATAACAAGGGCCGTGTCCCAAGGAGAAGATAATGAGTGAAGAAATAAAAGTACAAGAAGACACTAAAGTCGAGGAAACTAAAGTTGATAATACAGATATTAAGAGTCTGGTTGATGCTGAGGTTGCTAAAGCTATTAAAAATATTAAAACTAATTTAGATAATGCATACAGTGAAAGAGATAATGCTCTTGCTGCTGTTGCTGAGGCTAAAAGTGAAAAGCAAAAAGCTGAGATAGAAGCCTTAGAAAAACAAGGTAAACACTCAGAAGTTATGCAAATGAAAATAGCTGAGATGAGTGCAAAGCTTGAGACTTATGAACAAAAGAACACAGAATTAAGCAGAGATAACGCTGTGCGTTCTCAACTTAACTCTTTAAATTTCAAATCTGATAAAGCAGCTAAAATGGCTTATCAAGATATCGTAGGAAATTTAAAGAAGGATGCTACTGGAAATTGGGTACATGAAAATGGCCTAAGTATTAATGATGCTGTGTCATCATATGCTAAAGACGATAATAATGCGTTTTTATTCTCAGTTAAAGCAAATGCGGGTACGGGTATTAACCCTGCTAAACCCGCTTCAGGAAACAATCCTGTCAAATCTATAAAAGAGATGTCAACTGACGAACTACTTGCTAATATTGAAAAGGGTAACGTTAAAGTTGACGGAGACTGGGCTGAATAAGCTTAATCTTTTATAATAATAACCGAGGCAATAATGCCTCAATAATAATAAAAGGAAAAAACAAATGACTGTAACAAGTTCAAATTTTAATAACATTGCTAAGGCAATTTCTGCTTACGCTCAAGCTGAAAGAACTGATGCTGCGTTATTAACTTCAACTGCTTTAGTTGGTTCTGACGCTAGAATTACTGATTCAGGTGAAAATTACACAGGTACACTAAGATGGTTAGATTTTGCTGATCCATCAACTTCTTACAAACAATCAGAGACTATTACTGATGCTAACATTAACTTAATGTCTGCTTCAAACAAGTCTGCGGTTTATGTAAAAAACATTGATCACGTTGGTGCTCAAGAAGCTTCAATTCAAAAACTAGTATCTAAAGTAGATGGTTTATCTTACTTAGGTTCTCAATTCGCTGCTGTAAGAGCAAGAAGAGAAGACCTACAATTAAGATCTATCTTAAATGGTGTTTCTGATAAAATTTGGGGTGCTACTGCTATTGGTGCTTCTGATTCAGAGGCTGTTGTAGGATCTTTTGGTTACTACACTGGTTCAGATTCAGGATCAAACCCTGCAGCGTTATTTGCAACTGAAACAAATGCTAATAAAAGATCTGCTTTCTTCGATAAACTATTTGATGCAATGACTGCAATCAAAGGTGAATACGAAGAGCCTTTTTACTACCTAGTAGTTGACACTGCTACATACAACATTATGAGAAAACAAAACGTTCTTGATGTTGCACCTGTAGTTGATGGTAACTTTAGTTTTAATACTGTTATGGGTGGTAAAATTAGATTAGTTATTAACAACCAAGTACTAACTGCTAACATGCCTTCAGGCTTAAAGGTTTCTTACCTTGCTAAACCTGCTGCATTTCATTATAGCGAAATCGGACAAGTTAACCCAACTGCTGTTGACAGAAACGAACTAGCTGGTAATGGTGGTGGTGCTGTTACTATCCTATCAAGATGGGGTAATATCATGCATCCTAAAGGTTTCTCGTGGGCGGGATCTGCAACTGCATACCCTGCAAACATTGACCTAGCTGATGGTGCTTCATGGACTGTTCATGCTACTAACGTTAACCAAATGGGTATATTCCCTATATTCCACGGTTAATTATTATAACTATTAGATACGGAGAAATATAATGGCTTTACAAAAAGGAACTAATTCATTTGTTAGTGTATCAGAATCTGATGAATATTTTGAAAATAGATTGAACTCAGAAAACTGGTTTGCTAATGATGCGTTAGTAGAACAAGCTTTAGTAACAGCCACTGGAATTCTCGATGACATGGATTGGGGTGGAACGGCCACGCCTACTGCCTCATATCCTTTATCGTGGCCTAGAGATATTACATACTATGATAATAAATCAGGCTACTTTACAGATTTAGAAGATGATAGATCTACTATTTCTGAAGGTACTATTCCAGGAGATATCAAAAAGGCTACTTTTGAGTTAGCACTTCATTTATTAAACAATATGAAGACACAAGAGAGTAATGCTTCAGGTGAAAACAAAGTTAAAGATTTAACTGTTGGTGCGGTAAGATTAATATTCGACATAAACAGTGGAGTTAAAAACTTTAAAGAATTACCTGATAATATTATTAATTTGTGTAATATATATTTAAATGAAGTATCGTTAACTCAATCACGTGGTGTTCGAGTTAGTGGAGGTGCTTAATGAGTTTTAAAACACTTATAAATAGTAACGTCACTAATGCATTTTCATTGGTTGGGGATCTAGCTACTGATGTACAGTTTACTAATATAACCGTTACTGGTTATGACTTTGGTAATCAAACTGTTAATTCAACAACTATATCTCCTATTACCATCAAAGGTATTATAACTAAAAGTTATAGAACTAATGATGAAAAGCCGAGAATAAATGCTGATATAATATTAAAATCTTCTGATATTGATTCTAAGGTTATTGACAATTATGATTCTGTCATATTTGGCGGTAACACTTATTCAATTAATAAATATGAGGATAATGGTTTTATTATAAATATAGAAGTAGGAAGGGAAAGTTAACATGGCAACAATATCACAACTATTAACGTCTGTTGAGAATCTTTTCACAACTACAGAATGGACATCGCATAATATAAAAGCATTTCCCGCAAACTACCAAGGCGAATTAAACGCTGATGAGTGGGTTCGGGTTAGTGTATTGCCTTTTTCTTCAGAGTTAGTTTTTAACACTGATGTATCTGCTAACGGTCAAGTGGTTTGTCAAATTTTTGTACCCTCGGGTGCAGGAATGAAACGTGCTTACGAGATCGCTGATATATTAAAAAACTTACTAGATCGGAAAGAAATTTCTGGGTATCTGCAAACAACTAATAGCTTTATAACTACAATTGGGGTTGACGCTAAGGATTCAAGTTTATTTAACGTGAATTATACTGTCAATTTCATTTCAATTAACTAATACAATATAAGGAAAAAATACAATGGCTCTAATAAGTAATATAGGTGCAGGTATTTTTACAACTTTGAAATTCAAAGCTGATTCAACTTACACATTACCTACAGATGACTCTACTCACCAGACTTTCATATCTGGAAGTGGAGACTTCAATGGTTCTACAGAAGTAACTTCAATCAGGGAATTCCCAAGTTTTGGTAAACCCGCTAATATCGTTAACGTTCCTCAGTACGGACAATCAGTTTCTAGTCAAATTCAAGGACAAGCTGATGCCCCTACTATGGAATTCACAGTCAACTATGTACCAAGTGTACACGGTGCTATCCAAGCCCTAGTTCAAGACGGCAATCAATACGTTTTTCAGATTGATGTTAAGAACGCAGAGACTGGTGATAACGGTGCATTTTACGTAAAAGGTTCTTTTGCTTCATTTGAAGTGACTCCTAGTTTAACTGATTCAAATCAGGCTACTATAACTATGAGTACTGCAGGTGACTACAAAGGCCCGTTTGCTGACGCATAATAAATAAAATTTTATGGTGGGGATTAATCTCCCCATCATATTAATTTAATATAGGATAATAAAATGGATAATAATAATAAACCATTTAATAAGTTTTACGTTTTAAGAATAACGTCATTACATATTAAAAAGGCTATAGATACTTCTATTCGTAAAACATACGATAGAATGAAAGATGTACAAGATAAAGCCGAAGTCTTTGAAACACTTGACGTGTTACATAAGGTAAGAAAACTTATGGAAGATTTTGAAAGTAACAATAAACATTTATATAAAAAACCTGAAGAAGTTAAAGAACAGGTTAATGTTGAACAACATGTTGAAGATAAAACATTTGAGAATGAAATAAATAATAAGGATAAATAATATGAAACACATAAAACTACTTGATATAACTAAAAAGGTTACATTTTTAAAACAAGAAGTTGAGATAAGACAATTAACAGTTAAGGGTGTAAGAGAATTACAAACAGTTCTAGATAAGTCTAAAGATGATCTATCTGGTTTATCAACACTTAGTGCTATATTTAAAGCAACTGTAGTTGGTGCTGAGGATATGAAAGATAAAGACTTTGAAAACTTTCCTATACAAGCACTTACGGAATTATCAAATGATATTCTAGTTTACAATGGCTTAGGTGCTAAAGATGATAAAGGTGATAAGTTGGGGAAGACGAGTTAGTAGAATATGAAATGGCTTTCCAATTAGGTATAAGTTTAAGCGATTTACATGCTATGCCATTTAAAGAATATAATGGTTGGCATAAGTATTTCCAAGAACGACCTTACGGTTGGCGAGATGATCATAGATCTGCTATAATTGCACAAACTACTTATCAAGGTACTAAACCTTTAAATGTTAAAGAATTATTTCCATCTTTAAAATTATTACAAGATAGTGATGCCGTACAGGCTAATAAAAATAAAGCAGGCTTCGAATCTTTGAAGTCTATGGTAAATAAAAAATCTAAAACATAATAGATATGGCGGATAAAACCGCCTATCTCTTAAGGAGTATATATGAGAGATACTAAAAAACTTGAGGCATATACAAAAGCCTCTCAAAAGAATTTAAAAGAAAAAGATTTATTTAAGAATCTTAAAAAAGAAGTGAACATTGGTGGTAATGGTACACAAAAATATACAATTAAAAAGGGTATTAATAAAGGTAAAGTAATATGACAATAACTGTAGTTAATTTAAAATCATCTATGGCTACTCTTCAAGATGATATTGATGGTGCGATTGAAAAACAATTAAGGGCTAAGGCTTTAAAAGCATTTGCTGATGTTAAATTAATGACACCTGTTGATACAGGTCAAGCAAGAAACTCTTGGTATATTGGATATACTGAAACTTATTTTGACGGTGAGATAGGTAGTACATCAAATATAACTATACTTACACCTAAAGATAAACCACAAGAAATTATTGTAACTAATGGTGTTACTTATATTCAATTTCTTAATAATGGGCATTCAAAACAAGCACCGATGAAATTTATAGAGAGTGCTTTTAAAAAGTACTTTGATTCCGTTGAAGTTGAAGTAACTAACGGATAAACAAATTAACCGAAAATAATACACAACTAATTGTGTTTAATAAATAGGATTAGACATGGCTGTAAAGCTAAACGTACACGCTAACGTTACTGGACAGCAACAGTTGGCAAAATTAAACATTGGATTAAAAAGTTTAGGAACTCAAGCTTTAATTGCTAAAAGAAAATTAGCAGCCTTAGAAGCGGGTGCAGCAAGATCGAGAGCAACAATGGCGGGATTAGGTACTGCTTTAAAAGTTGGTGTTGTTGCAGGTTTTGCGGCTGCGGGTTTTGCTGCCGCTTCATTTGTTAAAGGAACAATAGAGGCAGGAAACTTAGTTGAAAAATCAAGAATTCAATTTAATGCATTCTTTGGAGATGTAAAACAAGGTGGGGAAGCATTTCAGATATTAAATGATTATGCATCTACAGTTCCATTTACATTAGATAAAATTATTTCAGGTGGTACTGCACTAGCAGCAATTTCAGATGGCCCTTTAGAGTTAGGTAAGAATTTAGAATTGGTAGGTAACTTGGCTGCAACAGCAAATATATCTTTTCAAGATGCTGCACTACAATATCAAAGAGTAGCTTCAGCAGGTGTTGCCGCTGCCGATTTATTAAGAGATAAAGGTGTTAGTGGACTATTAGGTTTTACAGCGGGTGCTAAATATTCAGTAGATGAATCTGTTAAAATATTTGAAGAAGCATTTTTAGATGGTGGAAAATTTAGTAAAGTTGCTAATGACTTAGCAGGTACATTATCAGGTAATGTATCTATGGTTGAGGATTTTTACTTCAAAATTAAGGCTGCGGCTGCTCAACCATTGTTTGAAGGTTTATCACAACAAGTAAAAGAATTAGTTGGTGATTTTAAAAAGAATGATGCACAATTAAAAGCACTGGGTGTAAGAATAGGTAAAAGCCTTGCTTCAGGATTTAAAAAATTAGGAGAGTTTATTAGGTTCCTTGTTGAAAATTTTGAAAACCTTGTAACTATTATTAAAATATTTATAGGTTTAAAAGTAATAGGTTTTGTAGGTAATTTTGCTAGTCAAATAGCATTGTTAGCTACAAATATGAAACTTGCAGGCGGTGCTGCTATGGGTTTAAATGTTGCGTTAAGAGCAAACCCTATTGGATTAATAGTAACAGCCGTTCAAGGATTAACGTTAGCTATATTTTATTTTAAAGATGAAATTATGGCGGTTGGTTCATACCTTAAAGATATTTTCACACCTGCTTTAAACAGATTAAGAGTAGGTATAAAGCAATTTGGTACTGACGCTGATGAAACTAATCTTGATGTATTTGAACAAGATCTTGAAAAAATTAGAGAAGAAGTTGAAGGTTTAACAGCAAGTTATGTAGGTCTTACTAAAGCACAAAAAGACGCTTTTGCAGGTAGGCTTAAAGACCCAAGTAGAGGTACACAGAGAAAAACTACTTTAGGTGAGAAACAGGCTTTTGGGGGTAAACTTGAGGATCCTAGTAAAGTTCTTGCTGATGAAAAGGCTGCTAAGTTAAAAGATTTTCTTGCTGAACAATCTAGAAATAAGAAAATAGAATTTGATAAGATTGTAAGAGAAGCTGAGAAAAAACATGAGTCGGAACGATTGGCTCAAGTAAAAACTTATAGAGAAGCTTTAGCGGGAGTTGGTATTGAATCTCAGGGTGTTGCTGATACAATTTCTACAACTTGGATTGATGGATTAAGACAAGGTAACTCTTTATTAGAAATTACTAAGAACAGTTTTAAAAACGTATTAAAAAGTATTGCTGAAACTTTATTAAAGAAAAGTATTGAGTATGGTGTTGAATTATTATTTCAAGCGTTACTTGGTGATAAAATTTCAAAAGAAAAAGCTATTACAAAAGAAAAGAATAAACAACTTGCTGCAACTGCTGCTATGGCTGTCTTAAATATTGCGACAGGCGGAACTGCGGGTGCTGTAAGTAATGGTGTTAATTTTTTTGGTATGAATAAAGGTGGTGTTGTACCAGGTGGTGCACCATACACAGATAGAATACCTACAATGCTAACGCCTGGCGAAGTTGTTATACCTAGAGGTAAGGCTAACAATGGGTCAACGGGTAATAGTACAAATGTAACTAATATTAATATATCTGGTAACGTGGATCAAAGATCTATAGATCAGATTAAGGCTGTTATATCATCATCATCTTCAGAAGTTGGTGGTGCTAATAAGTCTTATCAATCAAACACACAAGGTGTTAGAGGGAGAAATAAATAATGGCTGATAGTGCAATTTTTAAATATGCAAATGACATAACTATGAATAGATCAGCATCTTCTGCAAGATCTGTTACAACTGGTGGTTATGGTAGAACACATAGATTAGGCCCAAGTCTTTTATCAATAGATGCTAATTTACCAATACTTTCTGAGGAACAGTTTTTAGAAGTAGAAAATGAATTATTAAATATTGAAGATGGTATTCAATTTTTAGAAGTAAACCCTAGTAGTAACAATGGTAATAATATTATAAGTAATAAAGCTATACCTTTAAAATCTGGAGAGACAGAAATTAAAGTTATGAGAACAAGTTATACAACTTTAAGAGAATTAGTATTAGTTAATTTACAACCAAACACACAAAAAATATTTAAAGTTGGTGATATGGTACAGTTTAGTAACGCACCAAAAGTATATCAGATATTTAAACCTATAGGTCAAACTGGTGGTTATTTTAATACTAGTAATGCAGGTACAGTAACAGTAAGATTATCTTCACCTATAGTATCAAATGTAGGTATTAATTCTAGTTCAGTTTCTACTGGGCCTCTTGTTAAAGTACAAGTAGTTAACGGAACTTCTACAGATCTTGAAATTGTAGAATACGATTATACTTATAGTACTTCTACTGTAGATAAATTACAAGACGGTTTAATTACATTTAAAAATCTTGATGGTTCAACTTATCAATATGCTGATGGTACATATGCTAGACATTTTATTTATAGAAGTTTAAGTTCACATGTAAGTTTACAAAACACTTTAAACAGTTCTATTGCGGGTAATCACACACAAGGTACAGATATTGAAGATGAAATAAATAATAAATTAGGTGAATTATTAGAAACTGTAGAAGCAGGTGGTATTTCAAGTGGTGATGTAATGAGATTTAAATTTAAAGTACCAAATGTTAGAGTTGAATACACAGTACCTTTATATTCAAATAGAACTTATTCTTTTGATAATGTAAATGTAACACAAGCTTTAACTAACCCCTCGGTTGATGGTAAAATTAAATTTAAAAATACTGATGGATCTTATGTAAAATTCAGTGACGGTACAGATGCTGAAATAATTATTCCTAAAGCAAATCAAACTGTAACTGAAATATATAATTACTTAAATGGTATTAGTGTTACAGGTAATGGTTCAACTCATAAAATTAAAACAGAAAATATTTTAGTAGATGTAACGGTTCAAAGTGCACCCGAAATTTGGGGTGAAACAACTTTAAATCATTCAGGTATGATTCAATTTAAGTTTGGCCCTGAACATAATCCTGCGGAAATAGAATTTACACCTACAGGATCAATTCCTACAGCATATAATGAATTTACAGTAACTGGAGATAAATTATTCACAATAAACGCTAATGAGTTTACAATACAAGACGCAAAAGTAACTTATGCAGTAGGTGAATATATACAAACTTTAAATAATTCTATAAGTCAAACTACTACAACAAAAAGAATTGATGGTGTTAGTGTATCTGAAAATTTAACTACATTAACATTATGTTCAAATGCCGAAGGTGCTCACATAGCTGTAAACAATTTTGCTATTGCTGATGTATCAAGAACTGCAGGAACGTATACAAATATTAATGGTACAAGTTCAGGTTCAGGTACTGTTGGTACATTTGATATTACTGTTGATGCTAATGGTGATGTTACAGATGTTACTATTGTTACAACTGGTTCTAATCATACTGTTGGTGATACAATTACTATTTTAGATAGTAACTTAGGTAATGGTGGTGCTGTTGATTTTACAATGGATATACAAACAATAGATATTAATACAGGTGCTGCATTTAATACAAATAGTGGATGGAATGCAAATAGTTCTAGTAATATATATGATGTTTTAAAACATAAAAATTCTGCAAATCAAACATCTACTGGTTTTATGAAACCATTAGGTATAGTAACAGCGGGTACTCTTTATACAGGTACTTATGCGGTTAAAATGGGTAATGATATTAATATAAAATTAATGTTAACCAAGAAACCTGCTGTAACTATTGTACCTAAAGATGAAGAACAAAATTTATATGTATATGGCAAATTTGAATTTCAGGAGGTGTTATAATGTCTAGAAATTTAATAAATCAACATACTGACGCAACTGGTGGTTATCCAGTACAATTTATTATTATTCAACCTGATGAAAACACAAAGAATAATTTATGTTTAAATACATCTTATAGAAAATTAAAAGTATATCATAATAGTATTAACACATTAACTTATCCCGCTTCAGGTGTTTTAAATTTAACAGCTGTTGAAGAAACTAAAGATGTTAAAACAAATCAAATAACTGTTGAGTTAAATGGTTTACCAAACAGTGTTATACCTATTTTAAAAAGATATAATGGTATTGGTGGTATTGTAACTATATATCAAGGTTGGGTAGACGATCAAGATGCCGAGTTAGATGAAGACAATCCTGTTACAGGTACTTATATAAAGTGGAAGGGTGTTATACAATCACACGCTGTATCAGAAGAAAATCAAGAGTTTGGTAAAATTAAAGTTAATTTAGAATGTAAAAATATATTATCAACAATATTGGGAACTAAGAACGGAAGATTTACGTCAGACAGTTCATTTAAAAGAACTTCTTCAGGTGATAGATCTATGGAGTTTGTTGCTGCAATGGCGTTATTTAACCCAATGTTTGGTAAAGAAAATTAAGGATATTAAAAATGAATATTAGAATAGCTAGTAAAGAGATAATAGAGCCTGGTAAAAAGGCTTTGATAAGTGCATCAAAAGAATTTGATCAAGAATTTAAAGTTAGAGGTTTAGTTGTTACTGAACAATACTATGAATCTTTAATAAACATGTGTTTAGACAGAGGTGTTATTGTAGTTGCCGAAGAGGATAATAAAATTATTGGTTCTATAATGGCAATAAATAATCCGAATATATTTTCTGCTTTAAATGAACTTGTAACAATAGTTACTTGGGTTCATCCAGATAAAAGAAATAGTTCAGCATTTCATAGAATGTTTAAGTTATACGAAAAACATTTTACTAAACTAAAACAAGAAAACAAAATAGATAGAGTTTTAATGGCTAAATTAACAAATAGAACAAATGTTAATTATGAGAAATTAGGATTTAAATTAATAGAAAGAACTTATGAACGGAGATAAACTATGGCTGTAGCACCTATTATAACTGCAATTACGGCACAGACCTTACAAGGCATGATATTAAGGTTTGCCTTATCGTTAGCTATTAGTTACATAACACAAAAGTTATTTGGCCCTGATCAACCCTCAGGAGGGGGTGAGCAAGCTGATCCTGGTGTTAAGCAAAGAGTTCCAACAGATCCTGCAAATAAATTACCTGTTATATATGGTGAGGACAAAATACATGGTTCAATTATATTTGCTGATATCAGTAGTGACAATCAGACAATGGCTTTTATAATTGCATTATGTGAAGGCCCAATTGATTCTATTAATACAGTACATTGGGATGATTATTATTTAACACTAAACGGTCAAGGGACAGTTACAAATGCAACACACCCAGACGGTAGTAGTGATGATTGGTTAAATGGTAATTTAAGAATTGTTAAATACCCACATGGTGGTCGTTGTACTGAGATGGAATCTTTTAGTACAAAATGGGCTAGTGGTGCTTCGAATAGAACTATGCCTGATGTTGCTTATGCTTATTGTGAATTAAAATATGATAGAGAAAATAACGTAACAGGTTTAACAACTAAATTAGGTTTTGAGGTTAAAGGTAAATTAATTAGAACTATTGCAAATAATAATAAATTTAGTGGTGGTTTTACACCTGCTAAGGCAACTCTTAGATCACAATTATTATATCCTGATTCATTTGGTGAGACTGTAAAATTTAGTGACTTTACAGGAAATCAAGTTGGCCCTTGGGTTAGAAGTTATCTAGGAGGTTTTTCTTATTCTTTTGAAGATAGTCATAAATTAGTAAGAACGAATGGTACATATACTATTGTAGATTTAGGGCCTGCTTCAGATCCTAACGCACCTGAGGATATTGATGATTATTTAACTAATGGAGTAACACCTACAGGCCAAGGCTCAGGGGCAGTAATAGAATTTGATTTTGTAGATATTAATGAACAACATATTAATAATCATGGTAGTAGTTTCCCAAGACATCAATTATGGCAACCCGTATCTTACACAGATCCTACTACAGGAGTTGTAACACCTGATGATGGTAGAAGATTAATTAACGGATTAAATATTAAAAGTTGGGGTAATAATTATTCAGGTTCAACGAGTGATAACGATGTAGGTAGTGAAGAAACAAGAGTTTGGTTACTATATAATTGGACAGATATTGCAGGAGTAAATCATCAAGATATGTGGGGTTTAACTACGTTTGCACTTACACCAACAGGTGGTTCTTATACAAATTGGACTGAAGGACAATATGCTGAGAGGGCTTTTGGTATACTTGGTCAAAGTGCTTTAAACGGAAGTCATAATTTTGTAGATGCAGCACCTATTACAAAATGGGGTGGTAGAAGATTTAGAGAATCAGAATATACAGATTATGATGGAGTAACATCGACATATACATATAATTCTCACCAACAATATTACACAGCACAAGTACCTGCTAGTATATTAAGTTATGGTTTTGGTACGTATTCAAATAACCCTGCTGAATGTTTAGCTGATTATTTAACTAATCAAGTTTATGGTTGTGGTTTATCTATTAGTGATAGTGATTTAGATTTAGAAACATTTTATAATCATAAACAATTTTGTGATGCGTTAGTTACACATAATGACCCTGATGGTAATTCAGTAACAAGTAAACGATACGAATGTAATGGTCATATTAATACTAGTGATGAAAAAGATTTAAATATATCTGATATAATAAGTAACTCTCAATCTGTATTTAGTTATACTTTAGGTGAGTTTCAAATGATAACAGATGCTATAGGTTCTAATAAAGGTAGGTTTGATGAAAAAAATATTTATGGTGATATATCCGTTTTAAATGACGGATTTAATTCTAACTTAAATGAACTTACTTTAAAATATAAATCCAAACAAGACAACTATCAAGATGATCAAGTATTTTTAGATTATACTACTAAGTATTTTAATGAGCCAGTGTTATCAAAAGATTTAAATCTTAAATTTATTAATAGTAATGTACAGGCACAAAGACTTGGTGCTGTATTTTTAAATAAAACAAGAAGTTCAAAAATCATATCTTTTAAAACAGATACTACTGCTTTTAATTTACAAGTTAATGATGTTATTACTGTAGAAGATACATACTATAATTTTGATGAGGCTAGACAATTATTCTTTAATGTAACTTCTCATAATCAAAATAATGGTAATAGTGCATCTAATGCTAAGGCACAATATAAACTTAGAGATTATACTGAACAGAAAGATGTTTTATGTTTTGATGGTACACCAATGGTAATTACAATGCCTTATAATGTTGCAACTAATGCACAATTAAAAGTATTTTGGCATGAATGTATACATGGATTATTTGAAGATGTTTCAGAAACTTTAACTTCTGATGAGATTAGAGCAAATAATAAACTAGGTGAATTTATAAGTTTAGTAGAAGACAACCCTACTTTTGTAGGCCCTAATAATAATAATCAAGGTGGTGGTTTTATATTACATATCACACCTGCGGGTAGATACGATAATTATGGTACTTATAAACAAATTTCTTTATTTACTATTAATCATATAGCTAATGTTACTAGTGTATCAACAGGAACATTTAGTAATGGTGATACTAATGGTAAAGAGTTTAAAATTAATAGTATATCTGAAACTGAATTAAAAGGCGGTTTACAGGGTTATTATATAACTGCACAAGAATATAATACTGAAGATTATACTGTTGCTACAATAACAGCAAGAGCCCAGTACCCTAGTATAAATGCAACTAAAGGATATTCTAGTGTTGATGATGCAACTGGATTAATTATCAATGCTTCATACCCTAATGCTAGTATACCTAATATTGAATTAGGATTTACAATACCTAATCAAGCTAATGTTGAAAATGCTGAGGTTTATTTTTCAGAAGGATTAACAGGTACTAAATATTTTACAGGTGCATTCCAAGCACCAACAGGTACTTATGCACCGAATACGGTTCAAACTTATCCTATACAAAATATACCAACAACTGCTGATTTATATTTATATGTAAAACTTTCAAATAGTTTTTCAAGAAGTGATTATTCTACACCTGTAAACTTTGGTGCATGGAGTCCCGCTAATGCTTCTACTAATGTTGGTTCAGGTTCAGTAAGTCAAAACTCAATTCAAAATAATGCTGTTGGTCAAAACCAAATACAAAACAATGCTGTTGGATCTAATCAATTAGCACAAGTTGTAGACTTTACTGGTAAGACGGTTACATTACCCGCTGATGCTGTTAAAGCACATACAGGTATTTGGGACAATACAATTAAAACTGCTGACTTTACTGTAACTAATCAAGCTTATTGGCTAGGTTATTTTATAGATACAACAAGTAATACGGTAACAATAACTTTACCCGCTTCACCAGATGATGGTGATATAATTAAAATAATAGATGTTGGTGCTAATGCATCAACTAATAATATTATTATAGATGGTAATTCAAAAAATATACAAGGTTCTAGTAGTAACTATAATATAAGTACTAATAGAACTGGTACGGAGTTTATATTCTTAACTGGTAACGGTTGGATATTAACTAATAATTAACACGAATGATATATAGCTATAGTTATATATTAAACTCATAACCCTATTGGAGACAAAAATGAGAATATCAAATATTAAACACTTCTTAGGCGGTGCTGATCAAGTTATCGCTAGAGAAGTTTTACAAGGCAATCAATTCCTTTTAAATGTTAGTGGAGATGAAAACATTGATTATTCAGATTCAGCTACAGTATTTACCTTAGCAACAGAATTGTTCGAGGCAAATGTAACTGAAGCTAGAAGTAGTATAACAATTAATTCATTAACTAAAAATAATAATGCTAGTGTTCAAACATATACAAAAGCACAATTAATTAGAAACGCAACTCAAGGATCTTTTGATCTTATGGTACCTAGTACTTTATTATCAGACTTTAATAATGGTGGACATGTATTTAGTGCATCGCCTGATACTGCGAGTCCTTATATTGTTGCTACTAAATTACAATGGACAGTTGGTGAAGAAATTAAATCAATAAGATTCTTATTTGTAATAAGATATCAACCACAATAAGGAATTGAAATGACAATAAAAATTACAGACAATAATAAAATAAATCTTACTGTAGGTACAAATAGACCTGGTGCTCAAGGTGCAACTGGCCCTACTGGTGCTCAAGGTGCTCAAGGTATACAAGGTATAAAAGGTGATACTGGTGCTACTGGCCCACAAGGCCCAAGTGGTTCTACAGGATCAAAAGGTGATACTGGTTCTACTGGTGCTCAAGGGCCTCAAGGGACTACAGGTTCACAAGGTTTAAAAGGTGATATAGGTAATACTGGCCCTCAAGGTGCAATAGGTTTAACTGGCCCTCAAGGTGTTGCAGGAACTGCGGGATCTCAAGGCCCAACAGGTTCAACTGGTGCTACTGGCCCTCAAGGCCCAACTGGTTTAACTGGTGCTGCAGGTGCTTCTTTTGATATTGACTCTTACTCTACAACAACTTCTATAGATAATGCTGACTTATTATTTTTATCTAGAAATAGTTCAGGTGATGAATTTAAAATTAGTTTAACTGATTTAAATACTAAAATTGAAAGTTTAATTAGCCCCGCTTTACAAAGTTATACTGATACTCAAGTTGCAAATTTAATTAATGGTGCACCTGGTACTTTAGATACTTTAGAAGAATTAGCTACAGCATTAAATGATAATGCTAACTTTGCTACTAATCTAACTAATGTAGTTAATACTAAATTAAACATTTCTGATTTTAATACATCATGGGATACAAGATTCAGTACTAAAACTACAAACAATGTACCTGAGGGTTTATCTAATTTATACTACACAACATCAAGAGCAAATACAGATATAGATGCTAGAATAACACAACCATATATTAACGCATTAAATATTAATGCTGATAAATTAGATGGTTACCATGCTAGTTCATTTATACAAACTGGTACTTTAGCTGCTGTAGCGTCAAGTGGTGCTTATGGTGACTTAAATGGTGTACCTGTTTATCATACTGTTGCACAAACTGGTGACTATAATGATTTAATTAATGTACCTATAGGTATAACTTATTATAGAAACGCTGATGTAGATGATCATTTAAATTTATCAACAGCTGCTACTAATCAAATTTTATCTTGGAATGGTACTGATTATGACTGGGTTACAAACACTGGCGGTGGCGGTGGTGGTTCAGGTTTTAGTGGTAATTATAATGACTTAACAAATAAACCTAGTTTGTTCGATGGTAACTATAATAGTTTATCTAATCAGCCAACTTTATTTGACGGTAATTATAATACTTTAACTAATAAGCCTACTTTATTTGATGGTAATTATAATACTTTAACTAATAAACCTACAATACCTAATCAATTAACTGCAGGAACAAACGTAACTATCACTAATGATGTTATTGATGTTGACTCAGTTGCTTTAACAAGTGTAAGAACAGCTACAAGTGAATCTGCTCAATTAGCATTATCATTACAAGAGGGTGATGTTGTTGTTAGAACTGATCTTAATGAATCTTATATGCATAATGGTGGTAGTGCAGGAACTATGTCGGACTACACATTATTAGCAACACCTACAAATGCTGTATTAAGTGTAGTAGGTCAAACAGGTTCTATTAGTGCAACACAAATTAAAACTGCATATGAAGCTGAATCTAATACAAATGCTTTTACAGATGCTAATGTAACTACTTTAAGTACTGCATTACAAGCAAATGATATAGCAGGTTTAACTGATGATCAAACTGGTGCTGAAATTAAAACTGCATATGAAGCTGAATCTAATACAAATGCTTTTACAGATGCTGAGAAAACTAAACTAACTGGTATTGAAACTTCTGCTGATGTAACAGATACAGCTAACGTTGTTGCTGCATTAACAGCGGGTGCTAATATTACTATTGCTAATGATGGTACAATTGCATCTACTGCTAGTTCAAGTTCAATGACTGATGCTGAAGTTAAAACTGCTTATGAAAATAATGCTGATACCAATTCTTTAACAGATGCTAATTTAGCTAAGTTAAATGCTATTGAATCTTTAGCTGATGTTACTGACACAACTAATGTTGTATCTGCTTTAACTGCGGGTAATAATATTACTATTAGTGCTTCTGGAGAGATTGCTTCTACAGCTACTAGTGGTGGCCCGTCAGTATCAAGTGGTGCAATTGTTGGTACTAATTTAGTATTAACTAAATCTGATGCTTCAACAGTTAGTATTGATGCTTCTACTTTAATCAATCCTGTTGGAATGGTTTCAGGAAGTAACCAATGGTATATATCATACGGCACTAATGCTGATGATCCAGTTGGTGTTTCAACAATGACTAGTACAGTATGGGGCCAAGGGCCTTTTTATTGGGGTGAGGAATTAGTAAGAGGATCTGAATATAACTTTAATATGATAACTGATCGACAGTTTAGATTAGGTATTTGGGATGGTGCTCAAGCTGCTACTGCATATAATGCTGGTCAAATAACTTCTACAAACTGGAATACAGTATTTGATTTTAGAGATGGTACTGGAACATTTGTAGATAGTACAAACACAGATGTAGCTTCTTTTCAATCAGGTTCAAGTTATTCAGTTGCAAACAATGCACCTTTATCTCTTAGATTTTTAAGTGATGGTCATTTAGAATTAATAGATAGAAGTGGTGGTAATGAATTTACAATTGCTAAAACAATTACTCCATTATCTGTAGATTCTTTTAAAGTACAATTTGGTGGTTGGTCTAATGCTACATTTCCTAATGGTGCTATAACTAATACTAACTTTATCTGGGAAATTGCACACGACTTTGATCTTTCAGAAGATGGTGTTAAAAATGGTGTTGAAAATCATACAGTTATTAAAAGTGGTATATCTATATCTCCAGGTGAGCAAATAAATATTAATTTAAATTTAGTGGCTCGAGGAGATTATTTTGGAACTAATTATACAAACAATAGTTCGGCTGTTACAAATGCAGATACTTTACTAGTAAATAGATTTCAATATCAAACTAATGAAAGTATTATTGGCCCTGATTATAATTTCAATACTTCAGCAGCGGGTTCACCAAGTAGTTCTAACGATGGTTACTTTACTGCGGGTGGTGGAACTATACCCTCATATAGAAGAATAGGTGTTAATAATCCAGTAGGTATGATTAGTCTTAGATATTATGCTGATCATAGTATTCAAATTTGGTCTGAAGTTGAAAATGAGTTAATAGCTACTGCTCAAGCTAATGGTAGTGGTGCTCCTATACATCTATTTCATGGTATTAGAAATGATGGTGGAACTGGTAGAACTTATGCACAAATACCAACTATATCTAAATCGAATATAGCTAGTACTTCTGGTTCAAGTGGTTCAGGTGGAATGATAATAGATCTTGCGACTAAGGTTTCAAGCTTTAGTATTGCAACATCTACAGACTTTAATGCATATCTAGTAGACACAACAAATAGTACTATAACTGCTACATTACCTGCTTCGCCTAGTAATGGACAAAGAGTAAAAATAATAGATATAGGTAATAATCTATCTACTAATAATTTAACAATAAATAGAAATAATAATACAATACAAGGGGATGCAAGTGATTTAACTGTAGCTTTAAATAGAGCCACTGTTGAATTATTATTTGTAACTACTTATGGTTGGGTATTAACCGAAAAATAATTAATTAATTAAAAGGAAATAAATAAAATGTCGACTTATAATACTATAAGATACGGGCACTTGGCAACAAGTGCTCAGGGAACAAAAGCTGATTCAGCTTTACAATCTGTATCTGAGAGTGATGTTACAGCCCATCAATCGGCTTTAGCAATTGCTGAATCTCAAGTTACAGGTTTAACTGCTGCGTTAGCTGCTAAGGTTGCTACTTCAGCTTTAGCTACTGTTGCTACAACTGGTGCTTACAGTGATTTAACTGGTGCACCAACTAACATCTCAACTTTTACTAATGATTCAAGTTATGCAACTACTACAGATGTATCAACTGCAATCAATAACTTAGTTGGATCTGCTCCAGGGACTTTAGATACTCTAGAAGAAATTGCTACTGCAATTAATGATGATGCTGCTGTATATGATACTTTAAATGCTGCAATCACAAATAAATTAGCATCTTCTGCTGTATCTACATTTGGTTTAACTCTAGTTGATGACGCTGATGCTGCAACTGCAAGAACTACTTTAGGTTTAGGCACTGCTGCAACTACTGCTGCTTCTGCTTATGCTACTGCTGCTCAAGGTGCTTTAGCTGCTAGTGCTTTACAATCTGAAACATCACACGCTGATGTTGTTGTAGATGGTGACTTTAGTTCAGCGGGTCTTATGACTACTAATGGATCTGGAACTTACTCTATTACTGCTACAAGTACTTTTGCTACAAGTGCACAAGGTGCTAAGGCTGATTCAGCTTTACAATCCGCTGCAATTAGCAATATGGTTGAGACTACTGATAGTATTGATGTACTTTCAGATGTTGATACTACAACTGCTGCACCAAGTAATGGACAAATTCTTATTTGGAATGGTTCAAACTGGGTTCCTGGTAATCCTACTTCTGCAGGTTTAGCATTTGATTCAGGAATTAAAACTGCTTCGTTTTCTGCTGCAATAAATACAGGTTACTTTGTTAATACTTCTGGTGGAGTTTTAACTGTAACTTTACCATCATCCCCAAGTGTTGGTGATGAAGTTCATGTTATTGATTCATCTAATTCAGCTGCAACTAATAATATTACTATTGGAAGAAATGGTAATCCTATTGCAAGTTCAGCTTCTGATTTAACTGTAGCCGTTAATGGTGCTGCATTTAGATTAATCTATTCTGGAAGTTCTACTTTCGGATGGGTATTAATGAACAAATAATAATACTATTTATGTGGCTCATATATTAATTATATGGGCCACTTATAAACAAGAAAGAATTTTAAATGTCACAATATATACAATTAAAATTACCCTTAGCTGTAATTAAAGAAACTGACAGTATTGGTAAATTAAATGATGTAAATATTTTTACAGCCCTTGATGGAGAGAAAAATATTCATATAGGTGCTAATCATAGCACAACAGGAACAGATGATAGTGGTAGTAATGTATCAATTGGTGATTCATCTTTAGGATCACTTACTGATGGTGAAAATAATATTGGTATTGGTCAAGGTGCAATTACAGATCTTACTACAGGTGATAACAACGTTGCCTTAGGTAAAGAAGCTTTATTTAGTATGACTACTCAAAGTTCAACTATTGGTATTGGTTACCAAGCAGGTAAAACTAATACTAAATCTCATAATGTATTTTTAGGTTATACTGCAGGTAGAGATACTTCTACTGGTGGTGATAATATTGTAATTGGTAGTCAAGCATTAAGACAAAATATTACTGGTCAACAAAACGTTGCTATAGGTAGATCAACAATGCTGAACTCAACTAGTAGTGGTAATACAGCTATTGGTCATAATGCATTATTTACACAAACAGCAGCTTCAGGTAATACTGCTATAGGTGCAAGTGCTATGTCAAATTTAGCTAGTAGTGGTTATAATAATACGGCTATTGGTGGTAGTGCAGGTCAACAATTAACTAGTGGTTATAATAATAGTTTTGTTGGTGCAGGTGCTCAACCTAGTTCAGCTTCAGTTAATAATGAAATTACAATTGGTAATGCTGATGTTACTTCTTTAAGGATCCCTGGATTAAGTTCAAGTGCTTCAACTAATGATGTATTAACATATGATGGATCTAAAATTGTACTTGCTACACCTAGTGTACCTACAATTGCACTTAATGATTTATCTGACTGTTTCCATGAAGGTAACAGTATAGGTATAGGTACTGATGCATTAAGAGACGAAGCTACTAATGGTGTAAGAAATACTGCTATTGGAAATAGAGCATTAGTAAATCATACTACTGGTGATGACAACGTAGCATTAGGTTATGATTCAGGGTTAATGCTTGATGGTGATCATAATAGAAATACTTTTATTGGTGCTTTCGCAGCCATGTCAAGGAATAGTGGTGATGATAATACTGCTGTTGGATATAAATCTCAAGGTGGCTCTACTGCTAGTGGTGATAATAATACAAGTTTAGGTTCAAATGCTTTATATGGTTTACAAGGTGGTCACTCAAATGTTGCTATAGGTAAAGATGCAGGAGATTCTATAAATTCTGGTTTTCAAAATACCATGATAGGTATGGATGCGGGTGAAACAATAACTAATGGAGATAATAATAGCTGTATAGGTTATAATGCTCAAGCAAGTGCTTCAACTGTAAATAATGAAATAACTTTAGGTGATACTAATGTTACTGTATTAAGAACTAATGGTTCTATAATGCCGTTCACTGATAATGCTCAAGACTTAGGTTCTACAAGTTTACAATGGCAAAACATTTATACTGGTGACTTACACTTATCTAATGAAAGACACAAAGAAGGTAACTCTGTTGATGGGACTACTGGTAATTGGACAATTCAAGAGGGTGCTGAGGATCTATTTATTATTAACAACAAAAATGGTAAAAAGTTTAAATTTTGCCTAAAGGAGATTGAATAATGGCTTTATATGTAAGTGGTACGGAACTATCAGGTGGTGGCGGTGGGCTACACACACTAGTAAATACTTATGACGCAGCGGGGATTAGTGCAGATATAGATATGGATATGGATTTTAGTTCATATGATAAATTTAGAGTTCTTATTACTGATCTCTATTCTAGCAGTGCTAGTAAAATTGTGTTCAGATGTAAAAATGCTAGTAATCAACTAAACTATTTAAATAGTGGTTCATATAGTGCTATGGGTAGAAAACACGCTGCAGGATCAGGTGGTACAGAAGTTCATGCTATAACAGCTTTTGAATCTGAAGAAGCACATAAACATAATAATTATGACTTTATTTGTAGTTATGAAAATAATTCTTTTCAAGCTTATGGTAAGCATTTAATGGAATTAGGTGGTCTTACGACAAGTTCAGTAACATATAGTACTTATGAAGACTTTTCTTATGGGGATAGGCTTAGTACTATATCAAATGTTAATAAACTTATATTATATAATTACGGTATTACATGGACTGCGGGTACAATTAAAATTTACGGTTTAGGATAAGGAGATAATAATATGTGGTTAAGTGCAATTAAGTTAGCAGTAAATGCAGGATCAAAAATTTATGCTAATAAACAAAGAACAAAAATGGCTATGTCAGATGCACAATTAATGCATGCATCTAAAATGGCTAGAGGTGAAGAACAATACCAAGGAAAATTATTAGAGGCAAGGCAATCGGATTGGAAGGATGAGGCGGTTCTCATAATTTTAAGTTTGCCAATAGCAATTTTGGCTTGGGCAGTTGTGTCGGATGACCCAACAGCTATGGATAAAGTAAAATTATTTTTTGATATGTTTGCTACACTCCCTAGTTGGTTTACTAATTTATGGATTCTAGTAGTAGCATCTATTTATGGTATTAAGGGGACACAAATATTTAAAGGTAAAAAATAATGGCTAAGAATTCAGCACATCAAAGAATAGATGATCATGAAAAATTATGCAGAATAATGCAGAATCAAACTAATAAAAAAATAGATGATTTAAAAGCACAAATGCAAAGAAATGAAAAGGCTGTACTTGGTATGATTGGAATGGTTGTACTCGGAATGGGTACAATTATAATGGAATTATTTGGGAGAATATAATAATGGATAAAATAATATATAATTTATTTGGTGCTATTGATAATACAATATCAAAAATAGAAACTTACTCGATTAAGTTAACTGAATGGTGTTGGCAATCAAGAGTTAAAATATTAAAAAAGAAAAGAAAAAAATAATGGAGACGCAAATGGACTATAGATTTACAGCTATATTAATAGTGATGCTATGTTTACTTGCTTTATTTGGAGGGCCTAGAGTATGAAAGTATCTGAAAACACTTCAGTAGCAATGCCTATCAAGAATATGATTGGATTAATCGTAGGTGTTTCTATGGGGATTCTTGCCTATACTGAATTAACTGCAAGGCTTACAAGTTTGGAAACTTCAAGAGAGTTATTTGAAAATGATCTGTTAAAGAAAAGTGAACAAGTTCCTACAGATCAGGAACAACATTTTTTAATTGAGGATTTATATAAAACGGTTGAGAAGATGGAAGAAACTCAAGAAATGAATATGACTAATAAAGTTAATATAGAATTTTTAAGAGAACAACTAGATAAAGCTTTAGAAGACATTGAGCATCTAAAAGATAAGGTAAGGGAAAACGGTAAAAGTTATGGTAACTGAGATGGTAATAGCCTTGTTAATGATCGTTAATGGGGAAATAAAAGAACACAGGATTCAGGATTCAATGGGTCTGTGTTTAAAACATGCACGTATAGCTAAACGTGATGCAAAAGAACATATAAAGTATCAGTGTATAAAGAGTATGGCTGAGACAGAAATATATTTAAATGAAAAATCTATTGTAAAATTAATTTTAAAATAAGAATATGTAGGGGGTTTAAAAGCCCCCTTACATTTTATTTAAAATACTTTTTTAATATTTCTAACTGATCATTATACTTAGCTATAATATCTAATTCTTTTTCTATTGTTTCAATAATATCAGGGTGTTCAGCTACTGCTACAGTCTTAGTTAATATAATTTCTACATTAGCCTTATGCTTTGCAATAATTCCCTCAGCATGTTTCTTAACTGCATCAATCAATGTGTTTCTCATTTTTTCTTCCTTTTCTATTTCATCAAAAATTTCACTATTAGTCATATATCCTTTCAAAATTATGTGAGCCTTTTAAACAGGTTGCTCAGCTGCTTCGGTTTTCTAATACTGATGTAGACTGAGAGAGGATAGTCTATTTATCATCCTTGTATCATTGTCTGTTAACTGTTTGCCTTATCAGGTCTTACATACAATTATTAACTTCTAACCGAAACTGGTAATTACACTTCTTCAAAGGCTAAATTACTTTCACTATAATTCAGTCTTCCAGACGATAAATTATACCTTGCTTCTCCGCACGGGCCTGTATCTCCAGAAAACCTTGACTTCAAGACTGCAAATTTTACAATATTTCTATCAGATTTTTCAGATGCCATCATGTTTCTAGCAAAACCAATTATATCAAAACTTATCTGCTTGATGCTTCCAGATCCTTTAATAGAATCTAGATTAGGCATAATACCCTCTTCAAAACTCTTACCCTCACCCGAACTTTTTCTCAAGTGCGATATTAAAGTTAAATGAATGTTATAACGTTTTGTAATCTTTAATAAAGATGACATAACTTTATCAACTGCTTCATTGCCTGTTGCACCATCAACACCCTCACTTACAGCGATTGTGATATGGTCAAGAATTAAATATTGACAACCTAAGGCTGCTAAGTATTCAATCCTATCTAACAAAGAAGTATCAGCTACAGATCCTTGGTGGTCTAAGAGAATTAATCTCTCATCGCCAAATACCTTTTCATAACCTTTACGTGCTTCGTCTTCTGTAACATCCTCAGGCATTCTAATATTTTTATTAATAGCCATACCTATAAGTTTAGTAGCAGTATCACCAATAGATTCCTCTAATGATATTAATCCTACCTTAGATTCAGTTTTATCTAATAAGTTTAATATTGTTTCTTTAACAACAGTAGACTTTCCAGATCCTGTACCAGATGTAAATAAAGTAATCTCACCTAATCTCATACCAAACAACTTATCATTTATACCTTTTAAACAATTAGGATAAGGAACAGACTGAACTGTAGATCTCTCTTTAAATGCATCCCATATCTTTTCACCACTAACAAAGTTGTCAGGTTTATAGACCTTAGCACCCCAAATATTAGATAGGTAAGTATCAGATTGTTCTTTACATAAAGCATCGTTAGCATCTTTATAAACACTATTAACTATATGGGCTTTACCAGGCTTTATAACATGGGCGACATCATTAGCAGAAGCAACACCAGGCTCATCATTATCAAATGCTAAAAATACTTTATCGTATTTATTAACAAAATCTAAATTAGAAGCAATATTACGTCTAGCTGATTGAGCACCATTAACAATTGATACAACATCAAACTTGGCTTTGGCTTTAGTCAACATCTCAAGTAAAGATAGACAATCTATTTCACCCTCAGTAATAACTAAATTTCTATACTTACCACAATTAGTCTGATTAAATAATTCAGGAACTTCAGCCTTACCAACAACTCTAAAGTCTTTAGTAGCTACAATTCTTTTCTTATAAGCTTTAACTTTTTTATTAATTGTGATTGGATAGTAATGACTAATAATATTTCTATCTTGATCGTACTCAACCTTAACACCAGAATTGTATAATACTTGTTTAGATATACCTCTAAAGCTATCAACAGGTAATGATTCAATCTCATCCAGACTTAAATTACTCTGAACAACATCAAAAACAACTTCCGTATCTTGTGTATCCTTGGCTTGTGTTTTCTTACAAGAAAAACAAAAAGCGGATCCGTCACTATAAACTGCATTAGCATCACTGCTACCACAACTTTCACAACTTGTATGTTTTATAAAGTTGGTGTTCTTACCCATATTATACCTCTCTATGTTATATTATTATATCTCTTATCAATCCATTTACTGAAACGAATTAAATCTTCGCCACTTGCATTACTCATCATTTTATTAGCTAACGAACATACAAACTCTACATTACCTTTAATGTAACCTTTTCTAGGATCTTTACGATCTAGTGTAGGGCTGTAATTATCGCCACCTAAAAGACCTTGGCTAGGTTTCATTACATAACCTAGTATAGGACATCTACTGTCTTTAGGATAAATAGATTTTAAATATTCTAAATCTAAATCAAAGTTTAATTTATTTTTCTTAACACGGTCTTTGCAATGATTAAATGATCTACTGCAAATACCTTTAACTGATCTGTAATATTTCAGTTTACTTTCACGTTTACACATTTTTTATAAACCTTTCCCAGTATTCTATATTCCAATCAGAATTATCTTTATAATCTTTAATTAAATAAAGCATCTTACCCATTACATTTAATCTATTGATATAATCTTCAGGATGATGTTTTTTATATAATCTAATTACAGATTCAAATTGTTTAGTTAATGTTTTACCTTTTAATAACTTATCAGCCTTTACAATACCTACACCTTTTAAACCAGGTATATTATCAACAGTATCTCCTGTTAAAAGTTGTGTATTAAAAAACGAACAAGCATCAAATCTAGATATTGCTTTAACGTGCTTATGCATCATATTATAAAACAAACCACCTATAATCATCCAATCCTTATCAACAGTAATTAAAACATATAGTTGTCCTTTATTTAAATACTTAGTAGCCTCAACAGAAGCAGTATCGTCAGCCTCATAACCCTCTTTACTAACTGGTTTATATTCTTGTAAAACATAATCTTTACACTCTTTAAAGTTAACAGGTTTTTCTTTTCTCTTACCTTTATAGATTAAAATATCTTGTTTAATATCTCTTCTAAAATTTCCACGTGCAGATACATGTAATGAATATTTATCACATTGTATTTCATCTTTTACACTTTGGTATATTTCATCAAATGTAGTCTTAACATTTAAATTATCCTTTAAGGCTTTATGACATGCCCTGTATATCAATACATCACCGTCAATTATCCCTATCATATTGTTTTTATTCATTATTTTTGATCTTTCTATAATTTTGTTGGGTTAACGTTTTACCGCTAACCCATTTAACTAGTGAGTATCAAGCCACGAATTTCCGTGTTTGGCATCCCCACCCATTTGAATATTAAGTTCTAGTTTTTTAGTAATATAATCACCAAAAGAATAACTTAATATTTCTTTAACTCGTTCAACGTTCTCAGGTTTAGTCTGTACTTGAACTTCATCATGAATCAAACCTAATATATCTACATCTAAGTTTTCATCTTTAAACATTTTAAAAGCATTAACTACAGCAGTCTTAACTGTAATAGCCTCAAAACATTGTAGTAAATAGTTTAAACATTTAAAACTAGACTCAGCGTAGATACGTCTACCGTCAAGCCCTGGAATAAAACCTAAACCATCTTTATTCTTAGTTGTGTAGAAAAATCTATTCAACTTCTCGACAAGTTCTTTAAGACCTGGTAGGGCTTTATAAAGTTTGTTTTTAACTTCTTTACCCTTATCTGCATCTTCAACACCTGTAACCATTTTGCCAAGCTTGAGGGCACCTGCACCAAATACTGTAGCGTAGAGCAATCCCTTGGCTAAAGGCCTTGAGACTCCAACAGTATCAGCATTGTGTTGATGGATATCACCATTTAAAACATGATCATTAACTTCTTTATTATTTAAGTAATGACATAATGCTCTAATTTGGTTACCCGAACTATCACACCCAACCATAACTTTATTATCATCAGCGATAAATAAAGATCGCATCTCTTTACCAAAAAATGCATTTGAGTTAGGTACGTTAACAACTTTACTGTGTCTTTGTCTTGACGTAGGTGTACCAAGATTAAAAGCCTCAACATAAACTCTATCATTGTTAAGTTCAGCTAACTCTATCCAACCTCTAATAACAGAGTGTCTAGATCTTAACTGATAATATTTTAAAACCTTTTGTCCAATATCACCTTTAATAGTATGTAACGTATCAGGAGTTATCTTTGGCTCGCCTCCAGGAGTATACATGCTTGGAGTCCATCCCGCATCAATTAACATACCTCTAACCATATCCATGTTACCTAAATTTGCTTCAGTCATTTTAAATCTTTGAAACGTTTTCTTAGGATCCCACTTATCAGTATCAGTTTGTTTTATTTCAGTACCTAAAAATTCAGATAACATTCTAGCACTCACTGCACTAAATCTACCATCTTGTAGGTACTTTGCTTTTTTAGGTTCCTTATCAATTAAAACTTTTCTAGGTTTTAATGTAGGGTTAATCTCATCTTCAATAACTTTCATCTCAGCAGTTAATTGTTCATAGAATTTTTTGGCTTTGGGCGTATCAAAATTCCATTTAGTAGTAACTTGTCTTGCACATATCTCAGCAATAGCATGTTCAGTTCTTAATGCCTGTTGAAAGTTAGGTCTATTAGCAATTAAAGTTTGAGCTTCATTAACTACATATTTATAGACCTTGGCCGTCAAATTAATATCCTGAATTCCATAAATTTTCATAGCCTCAGAATAATGATCAAAAGACGGTGAATCACCTTTAGCATCTTTTAGTATCTTACCAAAATTAGCTAAAGAGTGTTTACCCTCACGTCTAAAATTATTCATTTGAGAAATAATCATAGTGTCTACAAGTTTAACATTATCCTTAGGTTTCCAATTTTTTAAGGTCAACAAAACTGGTAGGTCATACGCAATTAAATTATGCCCTATAATAGAATCGAACTTATCTAAGTAAGGTGTTAAATCTTTTAAGGGTTCAGATTTTTCATCATGATCAGAAAAAGTTTTAACCTCATTCGTAACTGGATCTTTAGTTATTGCTAACCATATTGTGTCTACTGTATCAAGTAGGCCATTGGTTTCCAAATCGAGGAAAACTTTTTTAGTCATTTTATATCCTTTATAATTTATTATTAATTCTTTTATCGGCTATATCAAAATATTCTTTGTTTGATTCTATTCCAATAAAATTTCTATTAGTATTATTACAAGCAACACCCGTACTTCCGCTACCCATTGTAAAGTCTAAGACAGTGTCATTTTCATTAGTATAAGTTTTAATTAAATATTCTAATAAGGCTACTGGCTTTTGGGTTGGGTGTAATTTATTTTTATCAGAAGCAAATTCAATAACAGTTTTAGGATATCTAAAACCATTATTTTCTGTAACAACAGAAACTTGATCGCCATAATTTGAACTAGGTCTACCTGATTTTATTTTATAAGGCTTACCTTGTGTCATTTGAGGATTATACTTATGTGGTTTTAAACTAAACACACAAATATCTTCATGATTTTTTAATGGGTATTTCTTAGCATTAAGATGTCCCGTACCTTGGGGTTTCATCCATATCCAATTATACTTAAACATATTAAGATTGCTTGAAACTAAAACAGAAGTAAAAGGGTTTTGAGAAAATATTACTGACGCAGTATTATCTTTTGAAACCCTTTTTAATTCTACCCACATTTTATCTAATGGAATAATACTATCCCATTTATTTCTTGTAGTACCATAAGGCGGATCTGTAAGTATTAAATCAACACTATTAGATTCTAATGTTGGTAATACTTTTAAACAATCATCGTTTATGATTTTCATACTATCCTGTCTTTTAAGAAATTATAAAACTTAGCCTGTAAAGCTTCCCTAGTACCATCATTATTAAAACCATAACTAAAAGCATGATTATCTAATGCGTGTTCAGATTCATGGCTATCTCCATTACAATCAGGTCTTTTAACGCAAACAACAAAACCATGTTTTTCAATCATTTTAATTTCATTAGGGAATCTTACATCAGTTATAACAACATGTTCTTTACAGTTTTCATATTGCTTTTCTAATATTCTAACCCAAACATCTTCATGTAAATTTTCTCTAAAAGCCATACCAACTTTTTGTAATATTTCTCTTGAAGATAAATTAAACCAATCAGGTAAAGGTAGTTCTCTAAGTTCTCTTTCACCATCAGTACCAGATAAAATTGCTTTATCTATTCCAAAAGTAGTATGTGTTAAATCTTTTATAGGTTGAGCAAAACTCATCTTACGCCAACCAAATGTATTAGTTAACACCTCACCTAATGTGTCTTTTCCCGACCCCTTGTATCCGCAAATCCCAATAATCATAAATTTTTTATCCTTTGTAATTTTAATTTTGTTTTTCTATTTGAAAAAATAGTTCTCCATATCCAAGAACGTACCATTGATATTATTGTAAATATTATTGCTATATTAAAACTTTCCCAAACAGTAGGGTGTAAATCAAAAAACGGAAATATTAATAATTGAATTAATGTAGATAATATTAATCCACTACCTACATCAATAAATGTCTCAAATAAATTTCTCATGTATTATACTTTCATTTTAATTTCTTCGTTACTTTTAGGATATCCCATTAACGGATATTTTAAATCTTTTAACAATTGCTTCTTATCTTTTTTATTAGCAATTATATAAATATATCTATGCTTTTGGGGTCTATCAACTTCATGAAACTTATCAGTATTCTCTTTACGATATTTTAAAGAATATTGTTCACAAACAGTTTTACTATGTTTATTAGATCCTATTTCTCTCCACTCTTTTCTTTTAGTGGATAAGCCTGAATATAAAAAGTTAGTAGCCTGATAAATATAACCTGTATGGTTTTGACTAGTATCAGCATAAGAAATTAAGATACTTGGTTGTGGTAACATTTTAATTGTTCTACCCACTAAAAAACTAGCCTCATTCTTTTTATTATTTTTTAATACTAATCTATTTAACTCAATAACTTTTTTTCTATGATCAACACCCGCAACACCTTTACAAAGTGGTTGAGAGGGTGGCGATCCGTAAGTGACAACACCAACTAATTCATTTTCATAAAATAAACCATAAGCGTAAGTAATGCTTGGCATTCTTTTCGCATAGTGAATATCTAAAATAAAAGGTTTAGTATCGTTATAGGTTATTTGTTTTACTGAATATCCAATCATTGAATTGTCTCAAAAGAATCTATTGTGTAAAGATAATTACATGCAAAGTAAGGTCTTAATTCCTGAGCAATATTCTCATCTTCCATAATCATTTCTTTTTCATCTCTGCTTAAAATAGTTAAATCTAAAATCTGTCCAACTTTAATAACCAAATCTATTTTATCAGTTTCAGAATTCATTAAACCAATCTGCTTACCCTCAACATCTATATAATATCCTTTAAGAGCATTTTTCTTTTTACCATCTTTAATCTTTTTTATAATCTCAGGCGATACATTAAAACAATGAAACATTTAAAATCCTTTTAGTTAATTAAATTGATGAGCCCGTTAGGGCCCACCAAAAGTTTATTATTAATTAGATAACGTCTTTATCAGAATCAATAGCCTCGAAAGCTAAACTTTCGCCACCTTGATATTCTTTTAATTCAGTTACCTGTAAAGCTAAAAGCTGAGTTGAAATTCCCGTTTTGCCCATATACTCATAAGGTTTCAAGCGTACTTGAGCATTGCCGATCGAGCCATTCCCTATACTAGTTGTGTTAGTAATCGGCTGAAGTTGCTTATCAACTACAGCAGGTGGCTTAGTTGAATTCTTACCATCCGCATCAAGATAAATCTTTTTCTTAAGCGTAGTAGAATAAACAACTTTACCATCTTCCTCTAAAGGCTTAACGTTGATTCCCGCTTTTTTCCAAGCCTCGGCATCAACCTTATTATCAGTCTTAACAGTACAACTATACTGAGGTGTCTTCTTATCAAATCCTTGATCAGGATTCATCGGGTCAAATTTAACCCAACTTATACTTACATTATTAAGTAGCATATTATTTTCCTTTTATTGTTATTTGCAAACAACAGACTTAGGATCGACCTTGTCTATTGTATTTCTTATTGTGTTGTAACTTTTTACTTTTACTAGGACTCTTGGAATGAACTCCAGGTCGCTTAGTTCTTTTAGCACGTTCAAAAGCCGTGTCTTTTTTCTTAGCCATCTATTTCCTTTTTCGGTAAACAAATATCATTATCCCCAGTTCCGCAACTTATACAAATTTTCTCATCGTGGTTAGCCCACTCATCATATTTTGTGTCATCATTGCATTGTGAACACTTTTCCATAAAAACCTCGTATGATTTATCTTTATCCCCCATTAGAGTGAGCCCAACTAGAGGAGGAGATTTAGTTAGGCTCAAAAACAAATACATGTTCTCTGTAGGAGGGTGTTTCTTAATTCAACTAATAAGTGTGTTTAAAATAGCCCCAGAAATCCCAGGGGATATGCATTCAAGAAACACCCCCTAGCAGAAGAATCAAAAAAAAAAAAAAGACTCCCTAAGGCCATTGGCTAAAGGCCCATGGCCCAAGTATATCCTTAATAAATAACCTAATAGATCCACTAATAGATCCATTAATTAATTATATAGGTAAATCCATCAATAATCTAATAGATAGCCTTTAGAATAAGGCTGAGGGCTTTTAAAGTTTC